AAGACCGGCCGGGCCTTGTCCTACTACATCGGGCAGGAATCGCAGCAGGGGCAGCTCCAGGACATCCGGTCGATCTCGTCCGACTCGATCATTCACATCTACGAGGCGCAGCGTGCCGGCCAGCTCCGCGGCCTGCCGTTTGTGGCGTGCGTGATCAACGACCTGCACGATCTCGACGACCTGCAGAAGCTCGAGATGGAAAGCTGCAAGCTGGCATCCAGCGTGGCTCAGGTTATCAAGACGGCCTCCGGCGAGGTGCAGGCCACCAGCCTGCGCTCCGGCGTGGCTGGTTCACAGGGCACGGCACAGACATACTACGAGAACGTGTTCGGTTCGACCGTCAAGGTTCTCAAGAGCGGCGACGAGTTCGAGCAGTTCCAAGCCGACCGCCCAAACGTCAATATGCGGGAATACTGGCGCCAGCTCACAGAGAAGGTGTGCGCCGGTGTTGGCATCCCCTACGTTCTTGTTTTCCCCGAGGGAATGCAGGGCACCGTGTACCGCGGCGCTCTGGATATGTCGTCGGTCTGGTTCCGCAGCCGGCACCAGGTGATGGCCTCGGCCGCCCGTCGGATCTGGGAGTACGTCATGGAGTACGCCATCCGGGTGGACCCCAGCCTGCAGGATTCCCCGGACGACTGGTACGAGGTGGCCATCCAGGCGCCCCGGGCCCCCAATGTCGACGTCGGCCGCAATTCAGCGGCCCAGCTCGCCGAGCTCGAGGCCGGTGTGACGACCTACGACGAGATCTACGGCGCCCGCGGCATCGACTGGCGCTCGGCCCTCGAGGCCAAGGCGCAGCAGGCCAAGCACATCCGGGATCTGGCGCTGAAGTACGGCATCGACGTCTCCGAGATCTCGACCGCCCAGAAGCTCCCAATCGCCCCGGAACCGGCTGAGCCGATGCCCGAGGCTGATCCCACCGGCGCCATGCCTGAAGAAATCCCGGCTGAACCTAGTCAGCAGGTCATTGCCAAGGCGCCGAAAAAGCGGAAACCTAAATCGAAGACGACATGACCAAGGTCACAAACTGGCTGTCCTACCAGCCCCGAGCGGCGGCGACTGAGCCCGCCATGATCCAGATCTTCGACCAGATCGGCGAGGACTGGTTCGGTGCCTCCGGTATTTCGGCAAAGGCCTTCTCCGATGCTCTGCAGTCTGTGGGCCCCGGGCCTTTGGTGGTCGAGATCAACAGCCCCGGCGGCAACGTCTGGGACGGCTTGGCGATATTCAATATGCTGCGCGGCCGGAATGCCCAGGTGACAACCCGGGTGGTCGGCATCGCGGCCTCAATCGCTTCGATCATCGCTCTGGCCGGCGACACCGTTGAGATCGCCGATGCGGCGCTCTTCATGATCCACGATCCGTCCGGCATGGTTGCCGGTACGGCCGACGATATGCGCAAGATGGCCGGCGCCTTGGATCAGCACGCCGAGGTACTCGCCGGTATCTACGCCAAATGCACCGGAAAGCCGGTGGCTCAGATCCGAGCGGCCATGACGGCAGAGACTTGGTTTACCGCGCAGGAGGCTGTGGCTTTCGGCCTGGCTGACAGCATGACTGAGATGCCCGCCATGGCTGCCTGTTGGCATCCGATGGCGGTGACCCGCACGGCCCCTCCGACTGTAGTCCGCAATCTCGAGCGCGGCATCCGGCAATACGAGGAAGGCCTCGGTGGCGACGGCCTCGAGGAGGCTACCGTGATTGAGGCACGCAACATGGCCAAGGGCGAAGAGCCCAGCGTCGAGAAGGTGAAGAAGGCTGTGGCCTGGTGGGCCCGCAATGAGCGCTTCCTCGAGGCCGAGGCCGACACCCCGGCCGACGTGGCCGCCAACCTTTGGGGCGGTGCCGCCGGCCGTGACTGGTTCAAGGCGCTGGCCGCCCAGATTGACCAGGAACAGGAGCTCTCCGAGCCCGAAGACAAGATTTCTACGGCCAGCACTTCCGCTGCCGCAGATGGCGCGACAACCGCGCCGACATCACAGCAGACACCACACAAAATGACTGATTCCAACACCGTGGTGGCGGCCGCTTCTACTGCGCCGACCGCTACTTTGGATGCCTCGTCCATCGAGAGCATCGTCGCCAAGGCCGTCGCCGCTGCCATCAGCGCCAAGGCCCCTACCGCCGCCCCGGCTCCTGAGCCCATCGCTCCGGCCCGCATCGAGAACCTCGGCAATCCGTTGCTCGAGGCCCACAAGAAGATGCAGGCCGGTGCTGATCGCCGCTCCTGGCTGATCCAGAACCACAGCGAGCTGCTGCGCCAGAGCGCGATCCACGCCCCGCAGAACGCCAACACGTTCGCCTCGGGCCTGGTTGTCGACTACCTCGCCGATGCCGTGATCACCGTGGCCGCCAACCGGCTGGCCTTGGTCTCCGCGTTCAGCCGCAACGTCGGCCTGGACAACCTCCGCCCCCGCGCCACCGTGCAGGTGAAGAAGTACACCACCGGCACCGCGGCCCAGACCAACCCGACCTCCTGGGAGACCAACAACGACAGCACGCTGGCGGCCACCTCGGTGACCGTGAACCAGATCTCCAAGAACTTCACCGTGACCCAGCAGGAGCTCAACCAGGGCTTCAGCCTGGCCGACCTGGCCGCGGGTTCCGCTGACTTGTTCGCCTACGGCATCAGCGACGTGCTGACCGCTCTGATGGTCTCCGGAAACTATGGCGCCGCCACCGCTATCGGCACGGCCGCGAACTTCGACACCTCGGATCTGCCTGCGATCCTGGCGCTGGCCAAGAACTACCGCTCGAAGAACCTGATCCTCGACGGTGGCCACCTGGCCCGCCTGCAGTTCTCGGGCGCCGCGAACTACTTCCCCGATGGCCGGTTCGACCAGCTCGCCAACGGCCGGTTCGGATTCGACGTGATCGCCGAGAACAACCGCTGGACCTCGGCCGAGACCAACGCCGTTGGTTTTGTCTGCGGCCCTGATTCCATCGCCATCGCCGCCGGTCTCCCGGTCGGCATGATCGCCGGCGAGTTCATCGAGCAGCGCACGGTGACCACCAACAACGGCCTGAGCTGCTTGTTGTCGGTGTGGTACAGCCGCGCCAGCCGCAGCCACATGGCGTCCTACGACATCATGTTCGGCGCCGCCGCCGCGGACACCACGCAAGCCGAGGTTCTCGTCACCGCCTAAGGCTGACCCATGAGAATCGCCACGACCATCTCGGTGGACAAGAGCGGCAAATCTAAGATTGTCGCCGGTCCCGAAGTCGACGCTGCCGCCCAGCGCGAAGACTTCAACACCGCGAAGATTGCAGAGGGCACGAAGCTGATTCTGTGGATACAGGGCAGCGTTGCACCGAAAGTTCGCAAAGGATAACAGACAACTGATGGGGGCTGTGGGCAATAGGGTCTGCAGCCCCCATCAAACCAGATTCAAAAATGTCAGCTTACCAGTCCGACATCGCCACGCAGGATTCCATGGGCCACCAGGGATTCACCCTGGTCACCGGAACATCCGCTCAGACGAGCGGATACATCGCAATCCAGACCATCACCGCGACCGTGATCTCGTCCATTGCTGGCACTGGTATCACCGGCACTTGGAGCGGCACCACCATTCCCGCTGGCATCACCATCGTGGGTAAGATCTCCAGCTTTACGCTGACGAGCGGTGCGGTCATCGCCTACTTCGCTCGCGCAACCACCTGATGACACTCGCGCTCTCACTGCAACTGTCTACGTCGGATGATGCCATCGAAGTGGCATATCCTGCGATGGACCGTTGGATGTTGCAGGAGGACGGCACGTCATTCGTTCTCCAAGAGGACGGCACTTCTAAGATCATTTTCTCACTCTCCACCGACTAACTTCCTGACCTATGGCAGACTCTAAGATAACAGCCCTGACTAGCATCGGAACCAGCACCGATCCGGTGCTTGACCAAATGGTTATCGTCGATGTTTCCGATGGCTCAATGGCTGCGACCGGAACGACGAAAAAAGTCAGCCTCAATCAGCTTCTTTCAAGCAATCCGTCCGCGACCGGTGGATTGACTTTGAGTGGTGCGCTTGCCGCTGGCTCCGCCACCATCACCGGCG